AAGCGACGTTAATATTAGCAGGATATCGGAGTCTACTTACTCCACTATTCCTAATAAAAATGCTTACGGACGCCCAATTCAGATGTGGGTTGATCGTCAATCTGGCAATGTAGCAACAGTTCCTAATACCACATTAGCCACTGGATATGCTATTTCTGCTACAGATACCACAATTACCCTTACTTCTACAGCTAATTTGCGTACCACTGGATTTATTAACATTACCACTAATGGCGTTACTGAAACTATTGGATATCAAAATATTGTAGGAAATCAAATTCTTAATGCTTGGCGTGGTCAAAATGGTACGGTTGCAGCAATTCATAACGCCTTAGATCCTGTATATACGAATAACTTACCATGCGTAAATGTATGGCCTACTCCTAGTTCACCCGGGAATCAATATACTTTGGTTTACTATCGTATGCGTCGTTTACAGGATGCTGGAGATGGTTCCAATACAGAAGATATGCCATTTCGCTTTATACCAGCTATTGCAGCGGGTTTGGCGTACCATTTGAGTGTAAAGCTACCTGACGTTGATTTAAACCGTGTGGCGGGGCTTAAAATGGCTTATGATGAGGCATTTGATTTAGCTGCTCAAGAAGACCGTGAAAAGGCTTCTATTCGATTTGTTCCTCGTAACCTGTTTTATTCGAGGTAACATGAATAAAGTTTGCAAAAGCTGCAACATAGAAAAGACCATTGCTGAGTTTTATAAACAAAGCAAAAGAGGTCTTATGGGTGTGCGTGGTTCATGCAAATTATGCGATAAACAGGCAAAACAAAAGTATCGCTTAAATAATAAGGAAAAGATTGTTATTGCTAAAAAAGCTGATTATGAGGCAAACAAAGATAAATATCTTGCTAACAAGAAGATTTATAGGCAGGAAAATAAAGGCAAAATTAATGCATTAGTTGCTGCAAGAAAGAAAGTAGTTAAGCAAAGAACTCCTAAATGGCTAACAGACATTGATTTTGAGCGTATTCGAAATGAATATAATCTTGCTGTATTGCAGTCAAAGATTACCGGCGAAACTTGGCATGTAGACCATATTATTCCATTGCAGGGAAAAATTGTGTCTGGACTGCATGTACCTAGCAATTTAATGGCTATTCGTGGTTCTGATAATCTTTTAAAAAAGAACAAGTTTGAGGTAAACTATGCCAAGTAAATACGCATCTGGCAAACATAGTATTGCTGAATGTGATCGGTGTGGTCAACGCTATAAATTAACAGAGTTACGAAAATTAACTATTAAAACTAAACAGGTAAATATTAAGGTTTGTCCAGAGTGCTGGGAATTTGATCAACCTCAGTTACAATTAGGAATGTATCCGGTAAATGATCCTCAAGCGGTACGGGAGCCAAGGCCTGATATTAGTTACTATATGGGTGGACAGACTGGTTTAGGTACCAATATTTATGATTCAAACGTATATAATCAAGATGATTTTGGATACCCAACTGATGGTAGTAGGCAGTTCCAATGGGGATGGCAACCAGTTGGTGGAGCAAGCAGTTTTGATTCGGTTTTAACCCCGAATAACTTGATCTGTATAGGTCAAACAGGCACAGTAACAATATCAACAAGTTAGGAGTAAAATATGACATTCAGAAAAGCAGCCGATGGAATTACTAAAACAGGTAAAACTAAAGGAAAAAATTTGGGCGATTCAGGTCCAGTAGTAGGAATTGAAACAGGTCCAAAAAAAGGACCACAAAAACTTGGAACATCAATGAAATCGATTGGTCGTAATATGGCTCGTGCTATGTTGCAAAAATCAGCAGGAAGAGGTCGTTAATCATGGCTAATCAAAAATTTCCACCAACAGAAACTAAAAATGAGTTTAAAGCTCTTGGTCATGCTAAAAATGCTAAACCAGCTAGTACATATACTGGTTTTACATATCCAGAGGGTGGCGGTAATGATATTGGTGTTTACAAACAACCAATGCAAAATCCATTAGCTGTTCCTAAAAATACCATTGATATTGAAGGTAATCCATTGCCTAAATTTAATATCGCTGTTGGTGGTGTTAATAAAGGCAACTACACTCCTGAAAACCGTAATGGTGAAAAGACTATGCGTGGTTACGGAGCCGCTACTAAAGGCATTAAAACTCGTGGACCTATGGCTTAATTATGAATTATGAGAATTTGTATAACTCGATCCAAGCATACGCCGAAAATACAGAATCATTGTTTGTGGCAAACATTCCTGTATTTGTACAGGAAGCTGAAGATCGTATATATAATTCAGTTCAAATTCCAGCTTTGCGAAGAAATGTAACTGGTAACGTAAGCTCAGGAAATCAATACTTATCTCTTCCAAATGATTGGCTTTCCAATTATTCAATTGCTATTATTGACTCAAACAACAAATATAACTATCTTTTAAATAAAGATGTTAACTATTTGCGAGAAGCATATCCAAGCGTTGTATTATCAAATAGTACGTATCAAGGAACTCCACAAGGTGTTCCACAGTATTATTCATTATTTGGCAGTCAATATGCTAATGTAAATGAAATGTCTCTTATTTTAGCTCCTACACCGGATGCTAATTATGTTGTAGAAATGCATTATTTTTATTATCCACCAACTATTGTTCAAGGCCAAATAGCCACTTTAAATAATTTGATTGCTGGATCGCTATACACTAATGGTGTGTACCAAAATGTTCCATTAACTGGTGGATCTGGTGCAAATGCTACAGCAGATATTGTTATTGTTGGTGGTGTTGTTACTTCTTGTAGCCTTAAATTTGGCGGTAATTTTTATGTCGTAGGTGATATTTTATCTTGCTCATCTTTAGGCTCTACTGGATCAGGATTTGCAATTACAGTTGCTACGATAACTAATGCAACAGGTACGAGCTGGATTGGGGATAATTATGACCCAGTACTATTCTATGGCTCTATGCGTGAAGCTATGCTCTTTATGAAGGGTGAGGCAGACTTAATTGGCTATTATGAAAATAAATATCAAGAAGCTATGCAGCAATTAAATCGTCTTGGAACAGGTTTGGAGCGTGGTGACGCTTATCGTAATGGTCAAGCTAAGATTGCGGTAAATCCATGACAATATCTCAAGGTCAAACCACTACTTTTAAACAAAATTGCCTATCTGGTTTAGAGAATTTTGCTGCAGGAACGCCTTATATCTATAAAATAGCCCTATATAATGGCAATGCAAGCTTAGATAATTCAACGACATCCTATACAACAACCAATGAAATTACAGGAACTGGATATACGGCTGGTGGAAAAATTTTAACGGTTATTCCCCCAGCAGCAAATGCTACTGCAAACACGGTTTATGTATCATTTTCCAATGTAACTTGGAATCCAGCAGCATTTACTTGCCGTGGGGCTTTAATATATAATAGCAGTACAGGAGCATCAATTTGTGTTTTAAATTTTGGATCAGATAAAACTGCTTCAAATACATTTACAATAACTTTTCCGGCAGATACCGCATCAGACGCCATTATTCGTTTTAGTTAAGGAGCATTATATGAGCAATGAATTAGCAAACTTTGGTGATAGCGCAAGCGCATCAGTAACCCGTGGTGCACAGCACAACGAAACTTTGGGAATCCAAGGTTGGTATGATGTTAAGTGCTTTGACTCTGAAGGTAACCTAAAGTGGGAAGATAAAGCTCCTAACTTAGTTACTGCCGTAGGTAAACAAGCCCTTTTTGACTACTACTTCGGTGCTACTGGCACTGCTGGTGGTACAGCATCTGGTACTAACTACTTAGGTCTTTGTGGTGGTACAGCTACTTATACAGCCGCTGATACTATGGCTTCACATACTTGGACTGAAGTTGGTGGTACTAATGCCCCAGCTTACACAGGTAGTCGTCAATCAGTTAACTGGACTGCAGCTTCTTCTACTGGTTCTACACCATCAAACGTAACTTCTAAAACTGGCGCTGCATTGACTTTTGCAATGACTAGCTCTGGTACAGTTAATGGTTGCTTTATTAACTCTGGCGCATCTGCCTCTGCTACTAAAGACACAACTACTGGTGTTTTGTATTCTGCTGGTAACTTTACTGGTGGCTCAAAAACTGTAGCTAACGGAGATAGTTTGGCTGTGACTTATTCGACAACTGCCACGTCGTAATTAGGAGCTTAATATGGCTCTTGTCTTAGCAGACCGTGTGCAACAAACGGGCGTGGCAAATACAACCGTTAGTTTTACTTTAAGCGGCTCTGTTACTGGCTTCCAGTCTTTTACTGTTGTTGGCAATGGCAATACAACTTATTACTCAGCGTTCGATGCTTCTGGAAACTGGGAGGTTGGTGTTGGTACATACTCGACTACTGGACCTACATTAACCCGCACAACAATTTTATCTTCAAGCAACTCGGGCTCTGCGGTAACTTTTTCTGGTGGCGTAAACGTATTTGTTACATATCCATCTGAAGTTTCAGTGACGCAGGGCAGTGCGTTAGGTACACCAGCATCGGGAGTTTTAACTAATACTACAGGATTACCCCTAACAACAGGTGTAACAGGAACGCTACCCATTTCCAATGGTGGTACTGGAGTAGCCACTTTATCAGGTCTTGCTTTTGGAAACGGCACATCGGCATTTACTGCAGCTACGGCTTCTCAATTAACAACAGCAATGGGTGTGGCTAGTACCAGCACAAATGGATACCTGTCTTCCACTGATTGGAATACTTTTAACGGTAAAGCAAACGCATTTACTTATACAAGTAATTACATTCCTTATGGTCAAGGAACAACCACTCCAGCGCAATCTTCAGCATTGCAATTTAACGGCACAACACTTACTACAGCTAATGATGCTTCTATATCAGGTCTTACTGTTGGTAAGGGTGGTTCAAGTGTAAATTCAACTACTGTAGGTTATCAAGCTGGAAATACTGGCACAAGTAACTACGCCACAATGGTTGGCTACCAAGCTGGTTATAGTAATACTGATACAGCGCAAGGTAATGCGTTTATTGGTTGGAAATCAGGCTATGCAAACACATCTGGCAATTCAAATGTGGCATTAGGAACAAACAGTTTTGTAGCAAACACTACTGGTTCATTTAATACTTCATTAGGTCAACAGTCTTTATTCTCAAACACCACCGCTTCAAACAACACAGCAGTAGGTTATCAAGCTGGGTATAGTTTAACTACAGGTGGTTTAAATGCTTTCTTTGGTTATCAAGCTGGTTACAGCAATACTACTGGTACAAATCATGTATTTGTTG